CAGGAGCATTAGCAGAGATTACATTAGCTGTCAATTTAATGCCTAAAAATATGGTGTCAACCGGTGTTGGTCTCATCGCAGTTGCCAGTGCACTTACAATCTTATCAAATGTTTTAAGCTCGATGGGTAATTTCACATGGGAAGAGATTGCCAAAGGGCTTGTTACTATGGGGGGAGCGTTAGCGGAACTATCGATAGCGTTAAATCTTATGAACGGAACATTAGCTGGTTCAGCAGCATTACTCATTGCAAGTGCATCTTTAGCTGTGTTGGCACCAGTTCTGAGTATACTTGGCGCTATGAGCTGGGAAGCAATAGCCAAAGGTTTGGTTTCTTTAGCAGGAGCATTTGCAATTATAGGTGTAGCTGGCGCTGTATTATCACCGATTATTCCAAGTATTTTAGCATTAGCAGGGGCATTTACGCTTATAGGTGTCGGGGTTGCTGCGACAGGAGCAGGTTTATTAGCTGCTGGACTTGGACTACAGGCACTTGCTATTGGACTTACTGCAATAGCAGCAGCTGGAACAGCAGGAGCGACAGCACTTGTAGCAGCATTAGCAGTCATTATTACAGGCGTGGCAGATTTGATTCCGGCAGTATTAGTCAAATTGGCAGAGGGAATTGCTCAGTTCTGCGTTGCATTAGCAGGAGCAGCACCACAAATTTTAGAGTCGTTGGTCGTTATTATTACTGCTTGTCTGGCAGCGATATCAAATGTGGTACCACAACTAGTCGAAGTTCTCGTAACATTGTTGGTTACAACTCTTCAAACTTTGGCTGAGCATACGCCAGAAATTGTACAGGCTGTGTTCGATATTCTGATTGCATGTCTACAGGGAATTGCAAATAACATCGGAATGGTGGTTCAAACTGCTATCGATATTGTACTTAATTTCATCGATGGAATCGCTCAAAAATTACCAGATGTGATTCAGTCTGGTGTTAATTTGCTCTTGAGTTTCATCGAAGGCATTATTAGTGCTATCGATAATAACTCCGAGCGATTAGCAAATGATATACGAAATTTGTTTAAAGCATTAATTCGCGCAGCGGTTCTTGTACTTACTGGTGGAGTTGTTGATATCAAAGAAGTCGGTTCCAAGATAATGAATTCTGGACTTATCAGTGGTATCAAGGAGAAATTATCAAATCTTAAGGAAACTGTACGTGATTTGATATCAAATGCCAAGCAGGTCATTCAAGATAAAATAAATGACTTCAAAGATGTGGGAAAGCATATTATAGGTGGACTTATCAGTGGTATTACAGATAAAGCCTCTGATTTGGCTAATTCAGCGATTAATGCGGCTAAGAGTGCTGTGAATGGTGTAAAGAATTTTCTTGGCATTCATTCACCATCAAGAGTATTTGCTGAAATTGGTAGATATACTGATGAGGGATTTATTAATGGTGTGAAGGCTTATGCTGGAAAAGTATCTGACGCTACGGTTGATATGGGAAAAGGTGCTGTTGGCGCAATGTCCGATACACTTTCAACTATTGCAGATTTGGTTAGTTCCGATATAGACACAGAGCCTACTATAAGACCGGTAATGGATCTGTCAAATATTCAAAATGGTGCTAATCAGTTGTTTAGTATGATGAAGAGTGTTGACGGGTATTCGTTATCTGGTTCATTAGACATTGCCAATAGAACCGGTAATCGTATTAATGAAGTAAGAAGCAAAGCAACTGATAATTCCAGTGTGTTAGATAAGATTTCAGATGCTGTTGGAAACTTCAACGGCGGAAATTCATTCGAAAATACATTTAATATCATGGGAAGTAATCCTAAAGAGATTGCAGAAGAAGTATCAAACATTATTCAGAGACAAGTTGAAAGGAGGGATGCTTCATGGGCGTAATTATTTACAA